GTCTTTTATTATACGGCTATGGTAGCGGAACAGTAAAAATTTATCCAAAAGGAGTAAATACCGCAGAGTTTACAGACGCAGGTCTATTAATGTCGTCTGGCAAAGGCATTTATCTTGGCGGAACTGGTGCGGCTAATAAGTTGGATGATTATGAGGAGGGTACTTGGACTCCTGTCGTTGCGGCGTCAGGAACAAACCCAACCATGACAGTAAGCAGTGCTAGTACAGGCGGTCGTTACACTAAGGTAGGTAATAGAGTAACGGTTTCTTTTGAAGTGCGTTGGTCGTCTGTTTCTGGCGGTTCTGGTTCAGTAGTGATAGAGGGTTTGCCATTCTCAAGAATAAATTCTGTTGTTCCCGATGCTGACCATTCTACATTTTCATTTTATGGGGTTTCTGTTGCTACTAATACAGTTAGCGCTGTTATGACTATAGCTAATAATTCTACGTCTATTGGTCTTGATTTTACACGAAGCGATGCTACTACTATTCCGTTATCTCCTTCTAATTTAGGGTTGTCGGGCAGTCTTGGTTTTATTAGAGGTTCAATTACATACGAAACTAATTCTTAATACTCCTAGTGGATGCTAGGAACAGACAAAACAAGAGGAAATAAACATGAGTTTAGAAAAGAAAGTAACACAAGATAAAATCGAAGTAGTCAATACAGGCGACTGGTCAGTCTTACAAGTACGCACAAAGACAGCAATCATCGAAGATGGTACAGAACTATCAAGCTCGTATCATCGACATGTAGTTAGCCCTACAGACGACTTAACAGCCGAGTCAGACGAAGTAACGGCTATTGCCAACGCAGTGTTCACACAAGAGATGAAAGACGCTTACACAGCTTCACAGACCTCTTTAGGAGAATAGTATGTCAAAGTCAAGAAACATAGCAGACTTAGGCTCTAATGATGTTATAGAGACAAGTGCAACAGGCGTTGATGTTACTGGCACTGTGAGTGCGGATGGTTTGGTTGTGGATGGTGGCTCTACGGTAGACGCTATAACTTATACAAATAGTTCGGATTTTCCAACAACTGGTGTATCGTTAAACGCTAATGGTTTTTCCTATGAAATGGTAGGAAGCCAAGGGAAGATATTCAGAAGCGCAGGAAACACTAAGGCGTTAATGGAAATAAACGATAACAACGACCTGCATCTGTATGACGACACAGGCACAACCGCAAAATTCGTATGGGACAGTAGTGCTGAGAGTTTGGGGATTGGCACAGCTAGTCCTAGCCAGAAGTTAACTGTAACAGGAAATGCTTACGTAGGCACAGGTAATTACTTTACCGATAATACATCGGGATACTTTTTCAGTGGCAACGGCAGTTACGATGCGGGCTTATATGCTACAGGCACGTCTTTAACTACACTAAAAGCACAGAATAATCTTTCTTTTGTAACTAACGGCACAGAACGCATGCGCATAGGCTCAGCAGGCGACGTAGGTATAAAGCAAGCAAATGACACCAATGCCTATTTGACTCTAGATGGCGTAACTAATAGCTACTTTAATATGGACTCCGCAAATGGATACATATTATCTGGCTCAAATACTATTTTTAATACTAACGGCACAGAACGAGCTAGAATAGACAGCTCGGGAAATTTTGGCATAGGAACTTCAAACCCTAACTATAAACTTGTTGTGTCTGATTCAAGCGGTGCAGGATTAGAATTTATTCCTGAAACATCAAATAATCGAGTAACATTGTTATCCTATGACCGAGCAAGTAACGCTCACAGGCAGATAAATTTTGATTGTTCAGAAACGCTCTTTCGAATTAGCGGTTCAGAAAAAGTTAGAGTTGCTACTAATGGTAATCTTTTGGTTGGGACGGATAATAGTCCCTCAATAACTCAATCATTATCAGTAGCTGGTAGAATGTTTAGCGTAGGTACTTATGCTAATAACTCTGCGGCAGGTGCAAATTTAGGTATTTCCTCTAGTGGTGAAATATATCGCTCAACATCATCTTTAAGATACAAGACAGATGTGCAAGACGCACAGCATGGTTTAACTGAAGTTATGGCTTTGCGTCCAGTGACGTATCGTGGAATTAATGATGGAGATACTGTCTTTGGCGGTCTTATCGCAGAAGAAGTTCACGATGCAGGTCTTACAGAATTTGTTGAGTATAACGAAGATAACGAACCTGATGCACTTGCATACGCTAACATGGTATCTTTATGTATTAAAGCTATCCAAGACCAACAAGAAATAATTGAAAGTCTTAAAACACGAATTGAAACGCTAGAAAATACAGGAGCATAGAACATGGCATATCTTGGTAACGCTCCGGGCGTTGAATCACAAAGACTAACAACAACATTCACCGCAACAGATGGGCAAACAGCTTTTAACCCTGTAGGCGGCTATACGCTCGGCTATGTAGACGTCTATTTAAATGGCGTTAAGCTAATAGATGGTACAGATTATACGGCGGATGATGGCGTCACAGTAACGCTTAGTGTTGGCGCTTCGCTCAATGATAATGTTGAGATTGTTACTTACACGCCGCGTGGACTTTCAGACGGCTACACAAAATCTGAAGCAGATGTAAAGTACGCCACGAAAACAGCTTTTACTTCTACTGGTATTGATGACAATGCTACAAGCACAGCGATTACAATAGATAGTAATGAGAATGTGTTGGTTGGTAAGACTACAACAAACCTTGGCACAGCAGGCACAACTTTATGGAATGACGGTAGAGCTTATATTTCAAGGACTAGTGGTGCGCCTATTATTGCAGAGCGTTTATCTACTGATGGAGACATTGCATCATTCTTTAAAGACGGCACAACAGTTGGGTCGATTGGTAGTTTCAATGGTGTTCCTTATATAGGATATTCAGGTGCAGGTGGCGGTGGTATCATGTTTAACGGTACTGCGATAAACCCTACTGGCGTTGGCTCTACAAGAACTGATGGAACTAATGATATAGGTGCGTCAGCTTTTCGCTTCAAAGACCTATATCTATCAGGCGAGGCAAAGGTGTCTAAAGTTGTTATTGATGACACTAATGGCGGTGACTTGATTCTTAGTAAGAATGGTACTGGCTCGGTGTTTATCGGTGAGCAATCAGCAGGATTAGGTTCTGGTGATGGTCTTTTATTATACGGCTATGGTAGCGGAACAGTAAAAATTTATCCAAAAGGAGTAAATACCGCAGAGTTTACAGACGCAGGTCTATTAATGTCGTCTGGCAAAGGCATTTATCTAGGTGGCACAGGTAGTGCTAATAAGTTGGACGATTATGAGGAGGGGACTTTTACTCCTTCTGGTAACTGGACTGGAGCTTCTACTTTCAATTATACAAAAATAGGGAATCTAGTAACTATAGAGGTCGATTTACAGGCTGACTCTACAGGTGGTTCAACTCAGTTTAGTTTACCTTTTACAGTCGCACGTGTTTCAGCTACAGGTATTTACACAAGCGCTGTAGTATTTCCTAGTTCAGCTTACACAGCCCCTACTGCTGTAGCGGCAGGAAGTATTTTATATTTTAGAGCAATTGGAAATAGTGCAACTTTTTCTGCTCTGCCTATAACGGCTAATGGATATGTTCATTTTTCATTAACTTACGAAACAAACGCATAACTCATACTCCTAGTGGATTCTAGGAACAGACAAAACGAGGAAACACAAATGTTAGAAAAGAAAGTAACACAAGATAAAATCGAAGTAGTCAATACAGGCGACTGGTCAGTCTTACAAGTACGCACAAAGACAGCAATCATCGAAGATGGTACAGAGCTATCAAGTTCTTATCACCGTCACGTAGTTAGTCCTACAGACGACCTTACAGCCGAGTCAGCCGAAGTAACGGCTATAGCAAACGCAGTGTTCACACAAGAAATGAAAGACGCTTACACTAGCGCACAGGCTTCACAGACCTTAGGAGAATAATATGACTTCTAAAGCAAGAGACTTAGCAGGCTTAGCAAGTGATACAGATGGCTTAGCTACAGACGCAGAAGTTAGTGCGCAGATTGCGGCGCTTACAATAAACCCTTCAGAGTATGCAACAGCGGCTCAAGGTACTTTAGCTGATTCAGCTGTTCAGCCTGATGATAATGTTACGTTAGGCACAGTGACTGCGGATGGTTTGACGGTTAACACTGGCTCTACGTTTAGTGTTACAGGTGAGTTCGGGGGAGCTACCAATAAAATAGCAATGCTTAATGATGATGGGGGTGGTCGTAACCAGATTGATAGTACATCTACAGGTAGTGTGGCTAAAAAACTAGACATTGCTACAGGGGGTACTAAAAGATTACGTATAGAAGACAACGGCGACGTACAATTTTTTGAAGACACTGGCACGACTGCAAAGATGGTGTGGTCTAGTAGTTCTGAGAGTCTTACTGTAGAAGGTGCAGTGACTGCTAATAATTACATAGACACTGTATATACACTTACAGGTACTGCCTTAGACCCTGCTAACGGTAACACTCAGTCTAAAACAATGTCAGCTAACACTACATTCACAGATAGTTTAGCTACTGGCGAGAGCATTGTGTTAATGCTATCAGGTGGCGATACTTATACAGTTACCTACCCGACTATGACATGGATAGGAGGTGAAGCTCCAACACTTACAGCTACAGATGCACTGGTATTCTGGAAAGTTGGCTCTACTTTATATGGGGCGTATATCGGGAGTGTGGCGTAATGAAATTATCAAAGGCGTTGCTATCCAAGCAAAGTGATGAGGCTTTATCAGGCGATGTTACGGCTGAGTTCTCTCAGAATAACTACCTATCATTTACGCAGTCAGCCAATAACTCTGATTCTAGCTTTTTGTTTAGCGCATGGATTTATGTTGATGACTTAACCGAAACTAACTACATTCTTAGCTCATCAAATGGCTCTGCTACTGACCCAAGAATGGGGTTTAGAACAGACGTAGATGGTCGTTTAGTTCTAGCGGTAAATAGAACTGGAAGCGAGTGGGCTTTCTTTCAAACCGCCACTGGCGTAATATCGACAGGTCAATGGTATCACGTCATGGTCTCTAACCACACAGGCTCAAATAAAAATGTAACCATGTATGTTAACGGAAAACCGATAGATTTACCAAGCTATGGGACTCAGTTTAGTAGCTTTAATAGTATAGGTATTAGCGGATATGACATAGGGCTAGGGTGCTATATTTATAGCCCTAATGAAGCAAATCACACATTTTCAGGTAGAATATCAAATGTAAATATAGGCGATAGTTACTATATTGATTTTAGTGATTATAATATTGAACCACCAGAGTCATTTTATACTTTTAACTCGGATGGAACAATATCCCCTAGACTTGAGCCACAAGTTAATTCAACATTTTACTCAAACGTTGGTAATTTTGGTTTCAGAAATATTCAAACATCAGATATAGGTACTGACCAATCAGCTAACGGCAATGACTTTACAACCACTGGGACAATCTCAGTAGGTAGTGAATCAATATCCGTGACTCCAGACGCTCCCTTGATTGTATCGCATGGTACAACATCCACTGGTACAATTGAGTTTGAGGGTGCTTTGGCAGGTGATTTACTTGTAGCGTTTTTAGGTGCTGACTCAGCTTCACAGTCAACCCCGTCTGGATGGACTCAGAGGTTCTATTATAGAAGTTCATTTACTCTCAGCGCAGGTGTTTATACTAAGGTAGCTACAGGTGGAGATACTCAGTCACTAAGTAGTTTTGGCTGGTCTGATGGTAGTGGGATAGTAAATTGGTTTGTAATCAGGGGTCACAACTCATTTAAGTTTATTGATGATGCTTTAAACAGCAGTGGCGACCCAATACCGACACCACTACCTACTATGACCGCTTCAAATAACGGTGAATTAGTACTTGCACTTGGCTTTCTAGATGATGATATTGCGACCCTAAATAGAAACCCACAGGGCTACACTGGTCTAGATTTTGACACTTATGGCGTTAGTGGTAATGGCGGAACTATAATGTCGGCATTTGTGCATTATTCTCATGGCTCAACAGAAAATCTAGGTGGTTTTTACACTGCGTTTGATACCAGTGGAAGCGATTACAATATCGGCATTACAATAGTAATAGATTAAGGAAACAAACATGTATATTAAAGTTACAAACGGTCAAGCCAAGACTTACACAATCGGCACACTCCGTAAAGATAACCCTAATACTTCTTTCCCGAAGAATATTAGTGAATCAACTTTAGCTGAATATGACGTATACCCGTGCATAGTGGCAGATAAGCCATCATGCAATGAATTAACAGAGATAGTTAAAAGTAATGGATTCTCTCAGGTTAATGGCGTATGGACTCAAACTTGGCAAGTGTTAGCTCGCAATGATGAAGAAAAAGCATTAGCACTACAGACGCTAACAAATGAGTACGAGCGAGCAGTAGAGAATTATATGAATGATACAGTAGCTACTAGAGGTTACTCTGATATTGTTTCAGCATGTAGTTATGCAGGTGCGCCTAACCCATTCCAAGCAGAGGGTACAGCAGCGCTTAAATGGCGTGGTGATGTATGGGCTAAATGCTATCAAGTGCTAGGGGATTTTCAAGCCGGAAACAGAACAAAGCCTACTCTGGATGAACTTATAAGCGAACTGCCTGTATTAGTTTGGTAGTTTGTTTTAATAAATTTTAATTTCAATCAAGGAAATAAGTAATGATTAACAAAGCATTTAAATCTAAAACCATTTGGTTCTCTTTAGCTTTAGCGGTTTTATCGGTGTGGCAGGGGCTTATAGGTAGTTTTGAATTAAGCCCTTTAGCGCAAGGTATTGTTGGCAGCATAATAGCAGTATGTATTGTTTTATTACGTATTGTTACAACAACATCATTAAAAGAAAAATAAATAAAAAAAAACAGAATAAAAGTATTTACAACTATTGAAAAATATGTTAGAATATTTTTATTCTTGTTTATAAGCAACAACAAAGAACAATGAACAAGGGTGTAATATAAAATGGATAGCAGTAGATTTGATAGACTAGAGCAAAAGATTGACAAGCTTACAGATGCTGTTACTCAGATTGCACGAGTGGAAGAGAAAATCCTTGCTTCTAATATGCGTCTTGACCGTGTTGAACAACGCGTAGAGAAACTCGAAGAAGATACAGACAATATTGCAGATGTTGCGCGTACAAACCATGGAGCAGTTAAGTTTGCTGATAAACTATTTTGGTTGTTTGTTGGCGGCGGCGTTAGTCTTCTTGTTTGGGTTGTGCGTAGTGGAGTAGCTTAATGCTTAATTTACTTGTAAGTTCTATTGCCCCTCTTCTTGATAAGTTTATTCCCAACGCCGATGAGCGTAACAAACTTGCCCACGAAATAGCTACACTTGCTGAGCGTCAGGCACATGAAAACGCAATTGCACAAATCGACGTAAACAAAGTACAAGCAGCACATAAGTCTCTATTCGTTGCAGGCGGACGCCCGGCGATTATGTGGATATGTGCGGTAGGTCTTTTGTACAATGTGTTACTTCATCCCATATTAGATATTTGGTACGAAATGCCTGCAGTTAATGCTGATGTGTTAATGCCTGTATTAATGGGATTACTTGGTCTTGGCGGTATGCGTACCGTGGAGAAACTTAAAGGCGTAGCGAGAGAGAAATGATAAAGAAAACTTTTGCAAAATCATTAACAGCAGATGTACTAACAGATATCTATACTGTTCCTGAAGGAATTAGAACTGAATGGTGTTTACTGTTTATTACTAATCCCGATTCAAGCAACAACAAAACAATTGAAGTAGATTATTATGATTCTACAAATGATGCAACACTAACAATCCTTCAAGGCTATCAAATTAACGCTACAGACTTTTTTCAAATTGGTGGCGGTGCAAATGAATTTATCATAATGAATGCAGGAGATAAAATCCAAGCTCGAGGAGAAACAGGTTCTAATTTTTCTATTCTTGTTTCAGTGATTGAATATAACAACATTGTACAGAATATATAGGTATAGAATAAATGAGTAGAAAAAGAATACAAAGACGAACAGGTGGTGTTGCGCTTAGAGGTGGAGCAGAAGAAGAAGTGTTTAATGAACCACGCACCACAGGACGTCAAGCAACAAAACAAGCGCCTAAGACTCCAACAGACAGTAGAAAAGCTCAAGCTCCTACTGTAGAACCTTCTAACTCAACCACAAAACAATCAGGCGTTGGCGGCGTAGAAACAGGTGGTGGTAGTAAAACACCTACAACACCCGGAACTAAAGACCCAGACGCAGGCGGACCGGGTGTTAAAGACACTACGACAACCAACAACACGAATGGAGAAGAGCCGATGGCAGGCGACCAAAGAGTAGTAGAATACGAAGACGACGATAGAATTAATCCTTTAGGACGTCAAGGCTTACCCGGTGACGGAGGCGCACGAGGAGGCGGTTCGACTGTATCTGGAAGTACTGGAGGCGGAGGAGGCAATAGAGGTGGTTTATTTACTCAACTGTCAGAAAATGCTAACAAAGATTCAGACGCTCCGCGTTTAAGTGCAGAAGAACTAGCAGAAAAAGAAGCACGTCTTGAAGAGCTTAAAACTCAAACTAATGATGTAGAGGTAGAAGAAATTTCAGCTGATAGCGTACCTGCTTCAAAAGTATATACTCTAGAAGGAACAGATGTAGAAGCAACAACTAAAGCTGAAGCAACTCAAACTACTGCACAGCAAGTAGGAGAAGCAGCTACTGTAGATGCACCTGAAAGTGTAGATGCTGTAACAGTAGATGCAGTTAAGACTACAGGAGCAGCTCCCGGCACAGCAGTAACCGGAACAGTTTCAGACAAATCTCTTGCAAGCATAGAAGAAGGTCAGTTAACTAATCTTGCTACAAAAGCTGAAAGAGACACTGCGGCTGAACAAGCAGCTATGGCAGGCACAGTAGATTATGATATTTCTGCTGATGCCTTTGTAGATGAAGTTACAGGAAAAATCGCAGAGGTAGCTGAAACCCCTGAGATTGAAGCAAAACAACGTGAAGCAATTACAGGTACTGCAGCTGATGATGCTACCGCAACTCAGATTATCGGTACTGTTGGCTATGAAGCTGCTAAGGCTAGACCTGTTAAAGGTGAGGCAGCTAAAGGTGCTGCTGCTTCTATGCTTGCAGAAGTAGGTGCAATTCCTGAAGATGTTGCCGTTACAATTGTAGAAGACCCTGCAACTGTAACAGCACAGTTAGACACTAAGCCTGTTGAAGTACGTGCAGCTATTGCGGCTCTTCCTTCTGAAGCGCTTGTTTCTTCTCAGATGGAATCATTACTAGGTGGTCTAGAAGACGGAAAGATTCCTACATGGGCAAGAGCAGCTGTTGATTCAGTTAATCAGCAAATGGCAATGCGAGGTCTTTCTGCATCTTCCGTTGGTCGTGATGCATTGTTTAATAGTATTATTCAATCAGCATTACCAATGGCGCAAAGCAATGCACAAGCGTTACAAGCTCGTTCGTCTCAGAACTTGTCTAATCAACAACAAGCTAATATAACGCAAGCGACTAACTCTATGCAGTTACGTTTACAGAACTTAGCTAATCGCCAAGATGCTGCATCTCAGACAGCTCAAATGTCTCAGCAGATGAAAGTCTTGCAGTCTCAGTTTGAACAAGAATCAGGAATGAAGACTGTAGATGTAACGCAAAATATGGAACTTGCTAATCTTCAGAATCGTCAAGAAGCTTCGCGCACAAATGCATTGATGCAACAAGAAACAAACTCACAGAATCTAGGGAATGAACAGCAGACAGAACTTGCTAACTTAGAGATTGAGGCGCGTGTTAATTCTGAAAACATGAGTGCTGAGAACCAAAGACGTTTAGCTGAGATGAATGTTGCGGCAGATTTTCTTGCTAAGAATGCTGCATTTAAACAGCAGATGGACCTTGCAAACTTAGATAACGAACAGCAGATGCGTCTTGCAAATTTGACAGCATTGAACAATGCAAGTGCAGATAACTTAAACGCCGCACAGCAAACAGAACTTGCAAACTTAAACGCGAAGATGGAAACAAATCTTCTTCAAGCACAGATTGCAGGTGAGATGAATAGAGCGCAGTTAAATGCTGACCAACAACGTGCAGTTGTTAACGCTCAAACAGTTGCTAATATAGATATGGCAAAGTTCGATGCAGCTCAGCAAGTTGAACTAGCTAACTCTAAGTTTATGCAAACAATGGCTATTGAAGATTTTAATGCTGAACAGCAAGCAATCTTACAAAACGCTACAGCACAAGCAAGTATGGATATTGCTAACCTTAACGCGCAAGAACGTATTGCAGTTCAAAATGCTCAAGCATTCTTAGAAATGGATATGCAAAACTTAAGCAACGAACAGCAAATGACAGTATTGAATCAACAACAACAGCAACAAACAATGCTATCAAATCAAGCGGCTGAGAATGCAGCTCGTCAGTTTAATGCGGCTAACCAACAACAAGCAGACCAGTTTAATAAAAACCTTTCTGTGCAAGTAAGTCAATACAATGCTACACAACAAAATGCTTTAGCGCAGTTTAATGCTGCAGAAGCAAATAGAGCAGCGGCGCAAAACGCACAAAATGCTACTCAAGTTTCTATGGCTAATGCAGAGATGGAACAAAAGTTAAATATGTTTAATGCTGATTTAGAACAACAGCGTAATCAATTTAATGTTGCTAACCAACAAGCTATAGAGCAAGCAGATGTTGCATGGCAAAGACAGGTGAACACTGTTAATACTGCTGCCCAGAATGCTGCCAATAGACAGAATGCTGCAAATGCAGCTAACTTAAGCGCAGCTGAAATGCAACTCTTAGCTCAAGAATTAAGAGATGAAGCTGCTTATGTTCGACAAAGTTATGAGAATGAGCAAACTCGTAAAACTCAATTGTATGCTACTGCTATTGGTAATGAAGCTGCTGCGGCAAAGAACGCAGGCACAAGTACACAATCTGTTGTAACTATGATTGATGAAATCTTTTTTGGAGGTTAAATAATGGGTATTCTTTCTAAGATAGCTAAAGGTTTTAGAACAGGTCTAAAGTCTATTGGTAAAAAAATTAAATCGACTGTCAAAGGATTTGGCAAGTTCATGGGTAAGATTGGTATTGTTGGACAGATAGGATTATCTTTATTGATGCCGGGAATAGGCACAATGTTTAGTCAGCTTGCCGGAGGAATGGCGGCGTATACAGGAGTAGGCTCTACGATTATAAATGCAGCAGGGAAAGTGATGCAGACAGCCATTAAGTTTGGAAGCGAAGCAGGGAAAGTTTTCAGCAACATTACAGATGGGGTTACTGGAGTATTAAAAGAAGTTGGCGGAGCTACACTAAATAAACTAGAGTTAGGTGGTTTAGCTAAGTCTATTGGGTTTGATACAGCCGGAATGACTTTTGATAGTGTTGGTACTAAAGTAGGTCAGCTTTTTGATGGAAGTGTATTCAATACAACTACTGAGGCTGTTTCAGCAAAAACATTAGATACTCTTGCAAAAGGTCCAGAAGTCCCTACAGAGCTTACAACTGAAGGCGTTGCCTCAAATATAGAAAGTCAGTTAAGCGTAGGCACTCCTAGTATGCCCGGCACTAATCTTCCAGAACTTTCTGTAGCTACTCCTGAGAAATCCTTTTTCAACGCGCCTGACATGGATGCTTTAGAAATACCTAAGCCTACTCCTTCGTTATTAGACCGAGGAATAGAAGCTATTAAGACTCTTCCTGAAAAAGCAGGTGAGGCAGTAGTTGGAAAACTAGAAGACCTTCCTAACACAATAGCAGAGTCTGCAGAAGGTGCTGTTAAACAACGTGCTAAACAAGAACTATATTCAGCGGCAGGCGTAGAAACTCCAACACCTGTATATAATTCTTATAGTACTTATGTGCCTAGTATTGATGCTGCACCTACTGTACAGTCTGCACCTTCTTTAGATTTTACTAAGTATTATCAAGAAAACTATTCTGATATGTCTGCTGCTCCTTATGGTGCTAATGCTTACATCTATAACACTTATAAAGCTGAAGCTGCTAAGCGAGGTATTTAATAATGGACAACGAACTTTTAAAAGTAATGACATCTAAAGGCAGACCAATTCCGGGTCAGAGTTTAACAACAGACCCAGATAATCCTGCGCCCTATGAGAAGCCTCCTGAGTTTACAGATATTTATGAGGCATCTGAATATATCTTTGGACGTCTCTTAGATGAAAAGCGTTATATAACTTCTATGACTGCGCTTGCAGATGGTGTACCTATTATGGATTTAGTTCAAGGTATATTGTTTAAAGGCTTTACTGAAGGAAAATGGACTCCTGATTTGATGGTTCTTCTTGCTGAGCCTATTGCGTATATGTTCTTAGCGCTTGCTGAACGTGCAGACATCGACCCTGTTATATATCATGGAGAAGAAGAAGACGCTATTGAAGACGAGAAAATATTAGGCGTTAACTTTGAAAAAGAAAAATTAGCAAAAATGAGAAAAGCATCTCAAGGAAAAGCACCTATCCCATCAGATGTTATTAATCCAGAAATGCAAAAAAAGATTGAAGCTTTGCCAGACTTTGAAGCGCCTAGCTTACTTTCTCCGCCAGAAACAGAAGAGCTAGAAGGAGCAGTTGAATAATGGGTATTGAAAATGTAGGTGAAAGTCTATTAACGGCTGCGCGTCAGCGTACTAAAGAAAACGAAAAGCGTCAGCGTAATGCTCTGTATGCAGGAATGGCAGGGAAGTTGATTGGTAAAATAGGTAATGCTTATTTAGAAAGCCAAGCAACTAAATTCATGAATAATGAGAAAACACTGCAAGAAAGATTAGCGTTTAAGAATGCATACTCTACCTTAGAACAAACTCAACAAAGACAAAAACAAGCTGAGACATATGAAGGCGGTTATGAGAACTATTGGACAGACCAAGCCTTAGCTGAGTCTCAACCTTTTGTTCAACAATACCTAACAGGAAAAGACCCCGGTCAAGTTAAAAGACTTCAAGGAGCTTGGGCGCAAACTCGGGCAAGAGAATTACAGACTCAACATAAGCAGCTTTTAGAAGCAAGTGAAAAATTTAAAAGCGAAGGCGCTTTAAGTTCAGATACATACGAAAAGTTTTTAAGAAAACAAAATCCTACAACTCTTAGTGGTAAGCTAAGTAGAGAAATAACTACTCTATTTGAAGGCGACACAGAAGCTAATGATGCAGAGGCTATAAAGGAGTTGGGTTATTTAAAAACTGCTGAGCAAATTAATGCTTTTGATGAAGCGTTTAAGCAGACTAAAAATGCAAATGTTTCTTTATCTCTTTCTAAAATGTTTAAGTCTCAAGAGTTAAGAGATACGCCTCCTACACAAAAAGTACAGAATGTAACTCGTACAAATAGCGACGGTGAACAAGTAACAGAAACCGCAATTCTCCATATGAAAAACGGAGAGTTAATAATGACTACTGACTTAAAGGGTAATCCTCTTTCAGATACAGACACAAGTAGAAGTTTTGACCAGAGAATATTAGCATCAGGTGTTGATAGAGCGTATCAAGTCCAAACCCTAGTAAATGAGTTTGCAGATGATTCTACAAAAGATAACCTAGAAAGTATATATGAGGCGCGTTTAGGTAACATAGATGAAGATAGTCCTGCTAACAAACAACTTTTAGATAATATAAGAAAAGGAATCTACGGTGCAGTAGGTTTAGTGAACGATGATTTAAAAACTCGTTTTGGATTTTCAGAAGAAATAGGCATCCCTCTTGCAGCTAAAAAAATAGGGCTTACATACGAAACAAAAGAAAAAGGCTTTAATCTTGTTCAAACAGAAAGTGGGTTTAGTGCTGTGCTTACACTTGCAGCATTAGAAGACTTTTATAAAGAAGGTGTGTTTGATTTAGACAATAAACAAAATGCTCAGTTTGTTGCAGGCTTAGTACAGTCAGAAGAATTTGAAAGAAACTTTGATAGTCTAACAAGAGCGCAAAAAACTGCAGCATTAGAATGGATGGAAGACTATCGCATTCTTAGTAAATCTAAACTTGTACCTACAAGAGCAGGTAATATGTCAGTTACAGATTACTACTTAAATAAGCATAACTTAAAACCTCAGCCCCTTGAAAATGACAAAGACAAAAATAAATCACCGCTAACAGCTCGTGATATGCGTAGAGGAGGACGATAGTTAATGGCTTATGAATTAGATTTAGACCAATTTCAAAAAGAGCTTGCATCTGTTACATTTAAAGATGCGCCCAATAAACTACAGACCTTTGAGAAAAAAGAAACTAAACCTGAAATAGAAATCTCAGATGACTATCTTGCAGAATTAAAAAGAGTAAAGCCACAAACAGTAACTGATTTTAGAAACGACGAAGAGAATATTCAAAACTTTGAAAAAGTAATTGGATATATGAATGAAAATGAATCTCTTTCTGGACTATTGGATTTTTCTACTACAGGCGATACCGACCCTGTTGAGTTTTTACGAGATGAGAACATCCGCATAGGTACAATGTTTAATCGTGCAATGATGGTTTCAGATGCTCCTGAAGATGTAAAAGAAGCTTATCGTAAACTTCGTTCTAAGTTTGCAGATGCTGAAGTAACAGGCGTTGGAGAGTATCTTAATGCTTTTGCAGACTATGGTACTGATGTTATTGTTAACCCAGAAACAATTGCTACTGTAGCTGCTACTATTTTTTCAGGCGGTACAGCTGCGGCAGGCACTACAACGGTAAAAGCAGGCGCAAGAGAAGCTCTTAAGCAAGCATTAACAAAAGCAGGAGGTGTATTAACTACAAGTAATGCTAAGACTGCAGGTGCTTACACCGGAGTTTTTGGTGGACTAAGTGATTTATCTTCACAAGGTTTAGAAATATCTTTAGATGAAAGAGAAGAATACAATCCATTACAAACCGCTGCTGTTACAGGGTTATCTGCTGTAGCAGGTGCAGGCGCAACTAAATTATTAAACAATCTTTCAACACGTAAAGCAGTCAATGCTCTTGATGAGACTTCGCCTACAGCTACTGCTAGTGTTCCTGAAGAAGAGCTTGCAAAATCAGAAGCTTTATTTACATCTCGACAACAGAGACGAGCTGCAGAACGTGCAGAAGCTAAGGGCGCAGAGTCAGCGCGTAAGTCTGTTAAAACTTTTACACCTAAAGATGATACTGTTACTGTGGAGGGTGATGTTGATTATCTTTCTACACTTACTTCTGCCTCAGGAAATAAACTTAAAAGAGATGAGTATCTAAATCTATTAGATGAAAAAGAAGCCTTAGAGAAAAGCCCCTTAGTTGTAAATAAAAAAGGAACTAAAGGCAGAGCAGCAAAGAAAGAAGCATTACAAGAAAAACAAAACAAGTTAGATGCACTACAATCAAAAATAGATGCGCATGAAGAAGCCGCTAAAGCTGAAGCAGAGTTATCACGCATCGAACAAGGACGTTTAAAACTACTTAAGGGAGAGACTCCTTCTGAATCTGAGCAGGTTGCTCTAAGTAAAGCAGGTATTGAAACTCCTGTAATAGATGATGTTATTTATAATCCTAAAATTATTGATGATTTAGATGTAGAAACTCCTGAGGCTATTGTTGAAAGCCCTGCTGTGCAATCAGCTGTAAAAGCTGTAGGTGGAGGCAAGGCAACAATGGAAGAGGTTGAGCATGCTGCAATTGTAGCTTCTCAAACTCCTAACCCTAGAGCTAACTTTGCACACAAAATGAAAATCTTGTTTAGCGAAGCTACCGCAAAGAGCGTAGGTAAAGCTGCAGGTTCTTTCTCTCCTTATGTTGATATGTCTCCTACGGCTAAGAAACTACAAGGTTTGTTTGCTCATGAGTTTGCACAAGGCTTTAAACAGAAAACAAAAGAAGCAGGGGCTGTTGCTAAAGACTTTTTTGAGAATCAACAGATAATTCAAGGTAATTACTTTGAGAAATTTAAAGTCAGTGTAGAAGAAATTGCTAAGAATCGAATGGATGGTACTCTTGATTCTGCAGTAAATACTTCTTTGAACAATGCCTTACGTGGAATTAAAACAGAATCAAAAGCAGTTAATGCTGCAGCGCTTAGAATTAAAGAACTATACTCAGAAATGGGTACTGCTTTAAAAGATGCAGGAATAATTAAACATAAGCTTGAAGACTATGTTCCTCGTATGTGGAATAGAAACGCACTTGAAAGAAATCAAGATGAGTTTGCCGCACTGTTAGTTAAGCATAAAGAAGCTAAAAGCATTGAAGACGCTCAGCAAATTGTAGCAGGAATGTTGAATAAAAAGAATCAGATTGACGCCGGAACAGGTGGACATTTCTTTTCTGCTAAGCGTACCTTTAATAATATTACCAGTGAAAACGAAGCAGAATTCATTAAGTTTATTAATGATGATGTTGTTCTTAGCATGCAGCAATATGTTACACAGGCTTCTCGTTCATTAGCTAAGGTACAAACCTTCGGTGTTCGTGATATAAAAGGATTTAATAAAAAATATATTGCACGAATCAATAAAGAAGTATTAGAAAGTCGAGGAACTCCTCTTAGTAAAGTAGAACAAGAACGTTTGTTAGATGTTTACCGCTCACAAACTGGGGAAGAGCTTGAAGGATTCACAGGGAAATTAGCTATAGGCGTAGATGCTTATGGTTTAATGAATAGATTAGCTTATCTTCCACTCGCTACGCTTTCGTCTTTAACTGAGGTAATGTTAAACATAACCAAGGGTGGTGTTCAAAACTCTGTTAAAGGTTTTGGGGCAGCGACTGAACTAAGCTTTAAGAGAGTATTTAAGCGTGGGCATCAAGACTTAATTGATAAGTTTGGAATGACTACAGAAGAAGCTTGGCGCGAAATGAACCGCCATGGTATTGCTATTGAGCAGGGATTAGCTCAGATGGATAATAGATTATCAGGCGAAGAGTTAGCCACAGAAGGAATGCAAAAAGCAAGTAATGCTTTCTTTAAGGTAACTCTCTTAGACCAGTGGACAAAGTTTGCACAAGCAACTTCTTTTTATTCTGGTAAAAATCTAATTCATGAAAATATAAAAGAACTAGCAGAGCTAGGTGCAAAAGCAGGCACAACAAGTCGCTCTAAGAAACAAATAGATGAGTTGCTAGAGCTAGGTATTGATGTAGATAAAGCGGTAAATTGGTTTAAGGGCGGTGCAAAAACAGAGGATGCTTTCTATGAAGAAATACTCGGCGGTGCTACGCGCTTTACCAATGAAGTAATACTCCAAACAACATCTACTTCTGGGTTAAAATCTAAATGGATGAGTAATCCAAAGTCTGCTTGGTTGTTCCAACTGATGTCTTATCCTGCCGCATTTACAAATACTGTATTGAAGAATATGGCTAAGACTGTATCTAAAGATAAGAAGCAAGCTGTTCCAATTATAATGAATGGTATGCTTATCACAGCAGCAGCGCGAGGAATTAACTACATAAGAACTAACGGCGAAAGTGAAGAAGCCGAGAACCCTAACTGGGATGCTATTAAGCGTTGGGGCGGTAATGGTTTATTCTTTGACTTAGTTGAAAGGGCTAGAGATACAGCGATGTACTCTCAGAGTTATGCTACTGCACCTCTTGCATTCTTAGGTGTTGTTGGCGGAGACGTCAGTAAGCTAATGAATAGTTCTGTTGTTGAAACCGTAGGTCAAAAAGTACCGGGCTATGCTGCAGGTAAGCTAGTTCTTGGTGAAGATGCTATGGATAACTACAGAAAGTTTTTAAAGAAGACAGATAAAAAACTTAAAAAGAAACTCACGCCACAGTTTCCAAGCAACTACGGAAGAGAAAACTTTTTTGAAGGCGGTAAGGTAGACTTACCTGTACCTCAAGCACCTTTAGACCCATCTACACGCATAGATAAAATGACAGGCTTACCGTATAACATGCAGGCATCTCGACAGCAGTTCGCTGTTGGCGGTTTTGTAGGTAAAGCCGTTACTGGTTTAGCTAAAGTTATTGATGACGCTACTGGTAATGTGTTTAGTCCTGATGTTGTTACACGCACAGCTAATAAAATCCAAGGCTTTGAAGATGATGAAGCTTTAGAATTAGCAATAGAAGAAACATATGAGCGTACACTTGATGGAGATATGCTTGATGTTCCTGATGATATGGAGATGGAAGAGTATTTAGAATCTTTAATTGTTACTGACTTTGCAGATATACAACACTCTAAAAAAACTGCTGAGCTAGTAGACACAGAAGACTATGATGCTTTCTTAAAATCTAAAGGATTCTCTGAGCAACAGATACAAGCCAATGCATTGCGCCAAGAACTTGAAGAAGAAATAGACCCTGATTTAGGTATTTCTTTTGATACAATCAATGCTATGAGTGAGTTACGCGATGCTTATGCTAAGCTTGGTGGACATAGACCAGAGGCAGTTACTCCTAAAAATAAAGATACTTCTGTTTATGATTATATTAAAAATGAATTATCTAAAAAGGATGAGGGTAAACTACTTTCTCCAGAAGGTGTAGATGCTTATGCTAGTCGTTACCTAAAAGAAATAGAAGAAGATGCAAGACTTAAAGATTCTTTGGAGCGTATATTAAATACATTCCCATCATCTACTAAACCTTCAGATATGTTTGAGGAGTTAGCAGAAGAAAGTACTCTTATTTCTCCAAAAGAATTTACAAAAGATTCTGCGGTTAAAGTCCCTGTCTATCGTGCGGTTAGCGAATACCAAGACTTAGACTATGATATTGCATTTGCATTGCCAAGAGAGATAGGTGTACATGTTGGAACAGAAGGTCAAGCAGCACAGATGGCTTTATTGGCTGCCGATGCTGATAAGTTCTCACAGATTGCAGGTCAATCAACAGTAGCTAAGTCAGAGTATGATAGATTATTTTCTGAGATACAATCTAGTGATGCTCCTGTTTCTATTACTAAAGGTTATATTGATATTAAGAAGCCTCTAGTCTTAGAAGACGAAGATGTTGTTTCGCAGTTTAATACTTTTGAAGCTGAAGATATTATGTTTATGGGACAGGATGACTCAATAGACTTAATGCATTTTATTGAAGATGACATTGCAGAGCAAGCAGGCAAGAGTCTTTCTGAAATTAAAAAAGGTTTAGATAAAGTAAACAACTTACAAAGTACTTTACTTGAATTACAAGCTGAATCTTTTGATGATGGTTTTGATAAACGTTTACTTGATTTTAAACAGGATGTAATTAAAGCTCAGATTAATGTTGAGTTTAGAGAGTGGTTAAAATCACTAGGCTTTGATTCTATTAAATATAAAAATGTTAAAGAACGTTCAATGCCTAATGAAGAAGAGTATTCTTATATTCTTTTTGAACCTCAGCAGTTTAAATCTTTCTCTAACTTTAATCTTAGAGATGAAGGAGAGCGTAGCGCATTCTTTGAAGGCGGTTATGTTATTCAATCAGGAGATACTTTAAGTTCTATTGCAGAAAGAAATAATACTACTGTTGAAGAACTTCAAAAGCTTAATGCAATTGAAGACGCAGATAAAATATACGCAGGACAAAAGCTTAAGTTTAATCCGGTGCAAGAACAACAAGAAGAAGCTGCGCCAGAGCCTGTAAGAATGCCTGAAGAAAAAGAAGCTCCTATTGTAGTTGAACAGAAAGAAGAAAGACCAGACGGATTCTTTGATTCTCTTGTTCCTGCAAACGTACAAGGGATAGTACGGGATGTTGCTACTTCTTTCTTACCTCAAAGCATGAAGCCTGATATTGATGAAAGTATTCTAAATAATAAAGAAAAAGAAGCTCTACGCGCAACAGTAATGCAAGCGATGCGTGAAGGAAGAGACTATATCACATATGAAGATTACTTAAACGTTGAGAAGGGCGCAAGCGCACAGTCAGACTTACAAGGAGACTTTAAGTACGACAAAGAAAAGACAGCAAACATTAGAGACAATGCTGATAATGCTGCTGAGAAAGTATTCGGTGGTGTAGCTGAGCCTCTATACAGCATGAAGACTTTAATCGGACGTGCGCGTTTCAATGTAGATGATGACGGCAATGTAATAGTAGAAGATGAGTATGACTTCAATGATGCTACTGGAGTATATAGAGGGGTTAACTTCTTAAAGGATGCAGTAGAAGCAATCAAAGAAGATAAAGGAGCATACCATTGGATGCGCAATGTAATTGCAAAGAACTTAGGAAGCGCACCCGGAACTGGAGCTAAGGTTACATTGAATTTAGGTAAGATAGATTCTCAAGAAGTTGAAAGTGGTTTACGTAAGATAGGTGATACTACAGAGTATATTGTTCAGAAGGGCGATAGTCTTAGTAAGATTGCTGAGAAAGTAGGCGTAGATTTAAAAGACTTAATTGAAAAGAACTCTATTACAGACCCTGATAAACTTCAAATAAATCAGAAGCTAAAGGTATAAGTCTTGGATAAGTTGATTGAAACTTTAAAAATTCATGAAGGTGTTCGTAACCATGTTTATAAATGTAGCATGGGTTACGAAACCATTGGGGTAGGTAGAAATATTTCTGATTCAGGTATTGGTTTATCTGAGGAAGAGATTGACTACTTACTTCTGAATGACATTAAGCGTATAATAGAAGAGTTAGATTCTGCTTTTGATTGGTTTACATCCTTGGATAAGGTTAGACAAGAAGCTATGATTAATCTTTGTTTTAATCTAGGCTTAACGCGTCTGAGAGGCTTTGTAAAAGCATTAGAAGCTATGAGTCAAGCAAACTACAAGCAAGCATCTTTAGAGTTCTTAGACAGCCGTTGGGCGCGTCAGGTAGGACATAGAGCTAAAGAGGTTGCATACATGATTGAAACTGGAGACTACTATGGCAATACCTGAAAGAGTAAAAAATAAAATGAAAGAACTTGGATTAGAAGGAGTGAACAAACCTAAGCGCACTCCTAAGCATCCAAGTAAATCTCATGTTGTAATGGCTAAAGAAGGAGACGAGTATAAGCTTGTACGCTTTGGTCAGCAAGGAGTTCGAGGTGAGGGCAATAGTCCTAACAGCGAAAAAGAACGTGCGCGTAGAAGCTCTTTTCGTGCGCGTCATAAGTGTGATGAAAAGAAGAGCAAACTCGGCGCTCAATACTGGGCGTGTAAAGTTAAGTGGTAAACCCAAAAGGAAACACTATGTCTAAATGTAATTCAAGAACTAAAAAAATGTATGGCGGTATGATGAAAAAGAAACGCATGGGCTATATGTCTGGCGGTAAAGTTTCTAAAAACTCTGTACAAGAATTAGAAATGTCTATGTGTAAGGGCAACAAAGATTCTAGTTCACGCGGTAAAGAAGGCTACTAAGTATGCCACGCGCCAGATACTCTAAAGGTTCAACCGTTAATGAAGCAGGCAATTACACTAAGCCTACTATGCGCAAGAACCTATTTGAGAAAATAAAGGCAGGCGGTAAAGGGGGAAGCCCCGGTCAATGGTCAGCACGTAAAGCTCAGATGCTTGCTAAGCAATACAAAGCAAAGGGTGGAGGCTATAAAGACTAATGGCATTACAAGACTCACAGAAATCTTTAAAGAAATGGACGCGCCAACGTTGGACTACTAAGAGTGGTAAGCCTTCTACTCAAGGTCCAGATGCTACAGGCGAACGCTATCTTCCTAAGAAAGCTATAGACTCTCTAAGTAATGCAGAGTATGCAGCAACCTCAGCGAAGAAGCGAAAGGATACTAAAGCCGGAAAGCAACACTCTGCGCAACCAAAGAAGATTGCAAAGAAGACTGCTAAGAAACGTGCATAAAAAAGCCCCTAAAGGTATTGAAATCTTTAGGGGCTTTTTAGTCTCTTAGAATCTAATGTAGAGTAAGTACTGCATGTAATTCTGATTCAATCTCTGAATGTAGTTCAGCAGATTTTCTATTGAATGTACGTAGTACAGACTTAATTAATTGTTTTTCATTTTCCTTCATTGAAAGATTGTTAATGTCTGATTCATTTATTGTGGATTCTTCTGTAATAAGATTACCTTTCTTATCAATTAGAATACTAAACCCACACAGTTTTGATTCCTTCATTACCACCCCCAAGAACCCGATAAGCCATTGCTGTTGTACTCTGTTACTGTTGTTTCAAAAAAGTTATCATGAGATGTAGTAGAGATAAGTGCTTCTAACCATGGTAAAGGATTATCTTTAATAGCGTAGTTACCTCTAAGACCTAATTGAATTAAACGTCTATCTGCAATGTAACGAATATATTCTTTTACTTCCTTAGCTTGCAATCCTTTTATGTCTCCCATGCGATAAGCTAAGTCGATTACTTTATCTTCTAATGATACTGCCTCACGTACCATACCATAGATGTGTGCTTTAAATTCATCGTTCACAATGCGTGGATGCTCAGCACAAAACTCTCGGAATAGTTTAGTCATACCTTCACAGTGTAGTGTTTCATCGCGGATACTCCACTGAACAATCTCACCCATGCCTCGCATCTTACCGAAGCGTGTGTAGTTAATCAGCATAACAAACGCTGAGAACAAAGACATACCTTCGTTGATAGATGAACGTGCTACGGCTAACGCTAAGCCTGAGTAACTGCTTGTGTCTATGTTAGCCATAAATTCTAGTTTATCTTTCATTTCTTCTACGTCGGTAAACGCAGAGAACTCACTCTCAGGTAAACCAAGAGTATCATTCAATAGAGCGTAACTGCGTTGATGGACGAACTCACGATTAGCAAATGAAGCAAGCATTGCTCGTATCTCATTGTTCTTAAACTTAGGTAAGTAGTGTTCAATATAGTTTGTACCTACCGCTACATCTGATTGAGTAAAGAGACGTAGTATCTGTGTGATGTGATTCTTTTCTTCTATCGTTAGCTTATCACTTTTCCATTGAGCAACATCATCTTGTAGCTTAGCTTCCCATTCCCCCCAGTGAAGGTGTTCATGTTCTACTGCTTTCTCTACTGCCCAAGGATATTTAAAAGGCTTATATGCTGTGTTTGTTTCTAAGAGACTCATTATTTAATACCTTAATTTTTATTTATTCTTTTTTCTAAAGCTTCCCAAGAGATAGGAAACTCTGGTTCAATACTTTCTTTTAGTAAAGCTGCAAACTCTTTAGCTTCTTCTTGCGCACCTTCACCGCTTCGCAAATTATATACGTGGAAGAAAGCTAGTAGGTTTCCGGACCAGATGAAATTAACCATCATGCTTTGCGGTAACACCATACGAGCCATCTCTGGTGCAACGCCTGTTTGAAGCATTGCATCATATACTTTGCAACAGCCTTCTATTAGAAGAAGATAGTTCTCATTCAATGCCTCTGAGTTTACATGCTCTTCTCCACTGCCCTGCTTGATAGACTCATCAGGACGTTTGCGCCAAGCCTTAGGTACATGAAACTCAGGAGCATGGTCAATGTAACGACGAGACTCTTCATTCCATGTTAGACCTGCTTGATGCTTCATAAGCTGACGCGCAAGAAACAAAGGCACTTGGCATCGAAGCTGTATAAAGTTATGTCTAAAAGGAGTATCATGATAATGCTTAGCAAGATAAGAAATAAGCTTCTCGTCTTTTGCTTCAAGAATATCTTTCTCTACGCTGAATGAAACTCTTGCGCTGTTGACGACACTAAGGTCGCCTCCAGATGTATCTACTAATTCTACTTTCATTATGCTTCCTTTACAAATATGCCATCGACCATCTTGCCTTTGCGGTCCTTGATGTCATTGTATGCTACTGCAAGACATTCTTCAAGTGTAGTTTTGTTACGCTCACAAAGATTAATCATCACTACTAACATATCGCCGATGTCATCTTTAAAGTCTTTACCTTCCATTACATTATCTTGCAGTTCACCAAGCTCTTCAACAAGCTTAATGAACTGTGCTTTATCTGTTGAACCTTCAATCAGGTTACGGTCATGATGCCACTGGATTGTTTTATCTATTAGTTCTTTCATTTAAAGTCTGCCAGTAATTCGTTGTATCCGCCGATGTAAATAAGTTCATCATCAACACGTTTAAATATCTGTGGTACAGTCATGAATGGTCTTCCTGCTACACTCTGTAAACGTTCCTTGTCGTATTGTGCAAGTAACTCTACGTCTGTGTACACATAATCTTCATCTTGTCTGTCTAATAAACGTGTCGCTTCAATACAAAACCCACATCCTTTTCTACCATATATCTCGTACATAATTATTCCTTATCCTTGACAACTAATACATTCATCATCGTCGCCCTCAAAATCTTTAAGTGCGTCGCGTTCTACTTTTGTTCCAATGTTATCTGCTGTTTTACCTGCGGTAGTACGTAAGTAATACAATCCCTTCAAGCCTGAAGTATAAGCTTTTAAATGCACACGATTAACATGTCCTTTATCTGCACCTGAAGGGAAGAAAAGATTAACACTCTGACCTTGGCATATAAACTCTTGGCGCTTAGCAGAATGTTCAACCACCCAAGTCTGGTCTAATTCAAATGCAGTCTTGAACTTACTCTTATCGTGCATGCTTAGAAACTCTAAGTGTTGTACACTACCATCATTAGCTAATATACTGTTCCATGTATCCTCATTATCTTTATCAAGGTTCTGAAGAACTTCTTCTAAGTATTTATTCTTAACTGTATGTGCGCCTGCGCGTGTACGATGAACATACATATTAGATTTAAGAGGTTCTATAGACGCAGTACATCCACAAATAATACTAGAATTAGCGTTAGGAGCAATAGCAAGTAGATGAGCGTTTCGAACTCCCGACCCAATACCATCAGGACATTCACCACGTTCTTTAGCAAGGACTTTAGTTTGCGCTTCAGCTTGAGACTTAATGTTTTTAAACATCGTATAGTTTGCTGATGTTGCTTCCCAACTTTCCCAAGCAATATCTTTAGATTGTAAGTAACCATGAAAACCCATAGCACCGATGCCAATAGAACGTTCACGAACAGCAGAAAAACGCGCCTTATCCAACTCTTCTGGGGCATGTGCAATAAACTCCGTTAATACATTATCTAATAGAGTTACTAAATCAGCAACCATTGTTGTGTCTTTCCAATCATCATACTTCTCTAGGTTCACAGAAGATAAACAACATACTGCTGTACGTTCTTCGTCGGTAGCTAAATGAATCTCATTACATAAGTTTGAACCATGTATCTTTAAACCTAATTCTTTTTGGAACTTAGGTAAAGAAGCATTAGCAGTATCAATAAAGTTTAAGTAAGGTGAACCTGTTCTAAAGCGAGCCTCAAGAATACGTTGCCATAAATCTCTTGCTTTGATTGTTTCAATTACTTCTCCCTTACTAGGGCAGATTAGATTCCAAGAGCCGTCTTCTTTTACTGCTTCCATAAAATCATTAGGGATATTAACAGCATTAAAAATGTTAAAGCATTTACGATTAATGTCTCCACCAGTAGGTAGTTTGAAGTTAACAAACTCTACAATGTCTGGATGGCTAACATCTAAGTAAGCGGCATAAGAACCTTTACGAGTCTTACCTTGTTTAAAGGCTGTCATCTGTGCGTCTACAACTTTAAGCATCGGCATTACACCAACAGACTTATCTGTAATACCGCGAACATTATCCCAATGACCGCCAACGCCTCCACCTTTAACGCTAAGCATTGCTGTCTCAGCATGGTGTTCAACTAGACCCTCAACTGTATCAGGGACATAAGAAAGAAAACAACTAATAGGCATTGCCTTATGAGGTTCTCCTGCTTTAGGTGCGTTACTAAGGATAGGACTACTAAACATAAACCAACCTTGAGAAACGTAATCGTAGATACGCTGTGCTAGTTGTAAGTCTCCACCACAGTAAGCTAAGGATGCTCTAGAAAAAGCCTCTTGTGGACTTTCTTCTTCGCTAAGCATATAAAATTCTTTGAGTAAAGAGGATGCTTGTTCAGTAAGCAATCTATCTCTATCTAAGTTTATTGTTATTGTCATCAGTGTTTCCTAATTAATGCTAATGAGTTTGTTTAAATAATGTTCAGCTTTTCTTAAATCATTTAAGCCGCCTTTGTTGCGCCAACGACTAATGTATTTAATAATGTTTCCTTCAAGATAACCTTGGAATGCTTCTTCAGACATAATGCTTTCCATATATTCCCAAGGTTGTATAGGTAGATTGTAGTGGTCAGGACATGTTTCATTAGGAAACTCTCTCTGGTCGTAGTGCAAACCATCATTCCCATTCTGTCCTATAATATCCATACGTTCTTCAAGAGCATCCTTAAGGTCTGCTGTTGCTACGTATTGTTCCCACTCTTTGTTTCTACTATTGCGATTTTCAGCAATTTCTTTTAAGTGTTCTTCCATTTCTTTTGAACTCTTATAGATAGTATCATAATGTTCCATTAGTATATCTCCTGTATTCTGTCTAAGGTTGTGTTGGTAACAGAATCAATTTCTTTTTTAAAGTTAGAAATAATGTACTCATACATTTCTTTTTTGTTATCAAGGCTCTTCTTGTATTTATAAAAACTATTTTCATATATACGTCCTGAGCATTCTGAATCATAAATAGATTTGTGAAATGCTGCCTCTACCTTGTAACCATAGTATGCTTGTATTGCTGCAATAACTGATTCTTCTTTTGTCATAACACCTCCACTTGATTTGAACCTCTATATTAAAACAACAACACAACAATTACAAACGATAACTAACTGGTCAGAGGAGGTCGTCTTTGTTTTTAGATACCCACTCATTAGGTAGTGTTGTTTCATCATACCATTTAAAGTTATTAGCTTCAGCCCATTCAGAATGAGAACGCTTTGTTCCATCTTTTCTTTTCTTTGCTTGAGGCATAGGAGCATTGGGGTTAGCAAACAAGAAGACTAATTCATAACCATCAGGCAATGCCTTAGAAATCCAAATGTATTTACTGTACTCTGCGCTATCCCAGAATCTTCCTTTAGCTTCTAATAAGATTTTCTTTCCATCTAATTCACGTACAAAATCAGGTGTATAAGTATGATGAATAGTATACTCAATCTTATCTAAGTGTATCTCCCAATCTTTAAGTGGTCCTGTATGTAACTCATACTCCCACTTAGAATCATAACCTGACTCAAGATTCTTTTCTCTTGGGCGTTTAACTCTAGGCTTTCTAAATCCTTTCCTAATCTTTGGATTAGACATTAGAACTCTCCTTGTTTTATATCTAACTCTTCAATTGTAATTAAGAGATACATGTTAAAAATAATATCATTAATAATATCATCTTGTTTATCAATGTCTCTTATATGTTTCTCTAAAAGATAAACAAGTTCTTTTAAATCTTTTAAATTGTCGGTGCGTTCTGCCATGTTGTACTCTCTTTCATAACATCAGTCAGCTTAATAGTATATATAGGCTTACTTGGATTCTTCTTAACAATATTTTTTAAATGTTTTCTAACCCACTTACGAGAGAAAGCACTAAGCATTACTTTATTGTTAGCTCTAATGTGTGTTTGTTTAGGCAATAGTTCATCAAGATTATACTTATTAATCTTTAAAGCTTCTTCTTCACTTACTAAAGTCTTAAGCCATTCAACAAGAATAATATTTGTATGGTGGCTTATTGCCTTCATGGTTTTTTCGTTCATAGTATTTCCTCTACGTTAGGTTCTGAAACAACTTTCGTTAAATAAATATAACCATTAGAATATTTAAATGTTCTTAAGCCTTCACCATCATTTGAATCTTTATAGCATTCATGTTTAAAGCTACACCAAGTACAACCCTTAGGTAACTTCATGTTTCCTTTAGTGCCATGTGCTTCAGGTTCATAACAAGGTTCAGGCATATCATCACCAAAGACTTGTTCTTTCATAGTTTTAATTCTTTGTGTGATGTTAGGTTTATCTAAATCATCAGGACGATATAAACATAACTCACCTGACTCTTTATTGATAACAAGGAAGCCTCCATTCTCTGTGCCTGTTGAGTGTTCATAGGCAGCAAGCTGTGCAAGGTATCCGAAGCTATCATCTTGTGGTAGTGTTCCATTGCGGAACTTATTAAATGCAAACTTAGAGGCTGTCTTAATGTCTACTACTTCGCCGTCGATAATACAATCCATATGTCCTGTAATACCTTCAACCTTTGCTTCACCTTGTTCGCCTGAAACATTGTGTCCGCTCATGCGCACAAGCATAAGTAGAATCTCTTCTAGTAGATGACCATATAAGAATTTAATTTGAGTGGAAGGAGAGGGAGGTGTGCGTTCTTCTGCGTTCTTTTCGAACCAAAGCAGTCGAGCAGGACGCCCAACATTAGACATTCTTAGATTGAATTCTTTGTTTCGCTTGGAGGGTTGTGACCAATGTAGAAGACATTCTCTAATGCCCTCTAATGTTTTATCTAATTCAGCCTCAGATATGTTAAGAGGTTCGCCATGCGACAAACCTTCAAGGCTAGAATATATATCTGTGATAAGAGTATCTAAACTCTTAGTGTGTTTCTGACCAGTTGTATCCGACATTGTAGTCTCCGTCTAATGGACAACGCATATTAAGATTCTGTCCTGCTTCTACGATTGCATCAATGCCTAACTGACCTACTGTATCAGCATCTTTATCTGAGGTTTCTATCTGCCATTCGTCGTGTACATTAGCAACGAACTTAGCATCAACACCAGAAGCAATAATCTTTTTGTTTAAAATAACAAGTGCTTCTTTCATAACGATTGCACCTGCACCTTGAAGTAAAGTATTTAACGCTGAATGTTCTGAGCGCACAAATAGTTTACGTCCGTCTAATCCTTTAAGCCACCCCTTCTTGCTCGCTCTTGATACTCTATCTTTAAGTGTTGCAAGTGATGGCGTATTAGTAAGAAAACGTTGTTTAAGTCTTCGACCTGTCGCTCTGTTTCCTCCAGAGATTGACCCAATTTTTGCATCTCCCGCTCCGTATAAGAAGGCATAGATGAAAGTCTTAGCCTGATTTCTAGATTCAAGTCCCGCAGCTTTTTGGTTAGCTGTGTGTATGTCTCCGTTGAGAATTTCATGAGTGTATTCCTCGTCATTCATATAGTGTGCAAGCATACGTAGCTCTAGTCCTGAAGCATCAATACCTACAAGTCTCTTATTGTCTTCGACTGTCCAACAACTGCGACACTCTTTACCATAAGGTGAATTACTTGAAGGTATCTGAGCCATGTTAGGTTCGCTGTGTGTCATTCGACCGGTCACTGCACCATTGCTATTAACATAACCATATACTCTATCGTTACTTTTCGTTGACTCTAACCAAGATTTAATCTGTGCTACACGTTTCTGTAACATAAGATACTTAGCAATCAACTGAGCCTCCGGTATATTCTTAACCTTTTCTAATGTGCTTTCATCAACAATCGGCTGACCAGTTGGTGTTAGCTTAACCGGTTTCCAACCGAAGCGTACAAGATACTCTCCGATTTGCTTCCGACTTCCAAGATTAAAAGGCGTAGACTCTGTACGTATAATATACTTTTCTTTAGGGTTTTGCAACATTGTATACTCTTCATCGCTGAGGCGTACACGTTTTGTTTGTCCGGCTATCTTACCCATCTTTGAAAGCGCACCTATCTTAGTATAAGAAGGTTCAATCTTAGTCTTAGTTACAACAGGTTTAAATGTTAGATGTACTTCAGACTCAACAGCAACTAGCTCTGCAGTTATCTCTGCCACAAGCTCCATAGCATAAGGGACATTAAGCTTAAACCCATTGCGTATCTGTTCTTGGATAATACTATATACACCATGCTCTAATTCTATTGATTGCTTAGAGAAACCTCTTGCTTCTTGGCGCAAACATTTAAATACTTTTGCATTAAGCTTAGTATCACGAACACAATAAGTCATCATCTCTGGCTCAAAGTATTCAAAGTTATCATACTTAATCTTATTGTACCCAAGCTTCTGACCCCAAGCATCAAGACTATGACCACCCTCTCGAGTGGGATTAAATAATCTACTAAGAACAAGTGTGTCTAAAACTTTGGCATGCTCTGATAAATCCACACCTTTGATTTTATGTATGACAGGTAAATCGTAGCCGATAATATTGTGACCGATAAGCTTATCCGCAGTTTGAAGGTGCGCCACAGCTTCATCAATTTGTTGTGGGTCGTACTCATAAGTTTCTCCTGTATCCACATCTACAATTACAATACAAAAAATAACATCAGGATTAAATCCATTCGCTTCTATATCAAACACTAAGCTTTTCATAATTCATCCTCAAAAAAGTTATCCTCTTCTGGTAGTGTCTCATCTAGTCTACCTGTATGTTTATCATAAAGAAGGTGTGTTGCTACTCCAACGTCACCAGTATATCTAGATTTTAACACACGAACCTTGGTAGTGGAAGCCTCAATTGGGTCATCAGACTGCTGATTTCTTTCAAGACCAATAACACAATCACTTAGCTGAGCGATAGACTGAGAACCACGTAAGTGAGATAAGCCTGTCTCGATACCATTCTCATGTCCTTTGTTGCCATCGACACGACGTAAGTGAGAAACAAGAATCATTCCACAGCCTGTCTCTTCAACAAGGGTACGAAGTCGGTGCATAATATTATCAATAGCTTTTCGCTCATCAGATTCTAAGGCACTAAGAACTAACATATGTAAGTGGTCAACCACAATCCATTTACAATCACAACCAATAATCATAAAGCGTAGCTTGCTGAAGATACTATCTATATCGTTAACGCCAAGGTGAGAGTGAACCCAAACACGTCCTTCGTTCTCGCCCTCAAATACATTATAGTAATGCTTATCAATTTCTTCTTCAGACATCTCACTGCGTACTGAATCGAGATGCATCTTAGAATTAGATTCAATACTTAGGATGCCATCAATGGTACGTTGCCAGTTTTCTTCTAACGCAATGACACCTACATTATCTTTAGTTTCTTTTATAAGCCAGTGTTCTAACTCTCTTGTGATTGAACTCTTACCAAGTCCTGTACCACCAGTAAGGGTAACTAACTCTCCAAGGCGTAAGCCTTCTAGCTTTGCGTTAAGCCCTGCCCAAGGATAAGGTATGCTTTCTTTCTTCTCTCTGCTCTTATATTTTTCTTTGCTTGCAGTAACACTTAGTACACCTGATGGGGTATATAACTCTGCGTTCCACCAGTTCTGTACAAATTCTTTATGCTGTGCCTTACGTAGCATATCGTTAGCATCTTTGAAACCATTGGGAAGATTAAGAATCTTAGCTTTGCCGGGGCGTAATAGTCTTGCTACCTTCAATGATGCATCTGTACCTGCTTTGTCTTTGTCGAAACAAATCACTACATTTTCAAATGACTCTACATATTCTAAGTTTTCTTTGATGTCTTTGTCTGCACCTGCCGCTCCATTCTTAATGGAAACAACAGCCCACTTACTGCCGAGCATTTCATATGCTGCCATTGCATCACATTCACCCTCAACAATAGTTAAATACTTACCGCCTGATTGGAATAACTGCTGACCAAATAAGCCAGTACCTTTAGGTGGTGAGGTCCAACTGAAAGTCTTATCTTGTTTACGTACCTTGCTTGCTACATTCTCATGATTAATAAAATAAGGATAGGCATGTTCAACAATATCACCATTGTGATTGCGAACAGATTTAACACCATACTTCTTGGCTGTGTTAAGGGATATACCTCTATCAGATAAAGGATAATATTCACCTGTCTGAATGTGGGTAGTAGTCTTTTTAATTTCTTTAGCAGGTCTGCTGTAGTCTACTTCTCCATTCATTTCTTTTTCATAGTCACGCATGAATGTCTGGCAACTGAAACAATAAGCTGAACCATCATCGTTCATTGATACTGGGTCACTGCCTCCACATTGTGGGCAAGGTAATTTGTATTTTACAAAAGACATATCATGTTCCTTTTTGTTGGGTATAAAAAAGGGAACTAAAAAGCTCCCTTGGATTTACTAAAATACACAAGATTATTCTTGGATTAAAGCGTCTTCAGTCAATAATTCTTGAAGCTTAGAATGTAAGGCTACTGTCGATGCTTGAGCAATTACATACTCGTTACCTGCATCAGTAAACTTTTCTTCTGCTAAGGCTAAGAGTTGGAAGGCACGTTTGCCCTCCTCCCCTAGCTTTTCAATATCATATTGCTTTTCTTGATGATTGTATATCATAGCTCGTCTTCGTCCTCCGAGTCAAACTCTTCACCGTCAGCTACCTGATACTTAATCAAGTCTAATACTTGCATTGCTTGGAAGTCTAAACCTTTGAAGGTCTTACCTTTCCACTGTGATTCCCAAGGCTTGTACTGTACCTTAACTAATGAACCATTGCCGACAAGAGTATCAATCTCATTCTTTGCTTTGTCCATAAGCTTAGGTGCTTGGCGTACCATATCGTTAGGACCATTCACCTTACGCTTGATTACTAACGCAGGACCTTCTTCCATATCTTTAACAGTGTAGCCATCGTTGCGGAACTGCTCTGCAGTGTCTTCGTCTACGACTAAGTTAACAGAATATACTGGGTCGTACGTTGTGTTAGGCTGAGTGACTGAAGCCCAAAATGCTTTACCTTGAATAACTGGCATAATATATTACCTCTAAATAGTGTTGATGATTTAGTTACACCGATGAGGTCGTTACCCCACCGATGCCTATACAGATTACAGGATGTTTCGTTAGTTGTCAAGCGATTTTTTTGTCGCCTTACTCTTAGTGGGTGTTGATGTGCTTGCGCTCTTGGCTGTAGGCACACACATCTTCATTACATCATTAAGCGTATAATCTTTTTCGTTTATTTTATGAACACCTCCATCGCTAGTTGAGATAAGAATATTAGTGCCATGTTGTTTAACACTTGTAATCATATTACGTGCAATGTAAATGTTGTAAGGGTTTTTAAATTCTAGGAATGAATCCATTTTATTTCTCCGTTAAGTTAATAGTAGTAATACCTGCGTGGTTCATTATATCAGTAATGGATACGCAAAGTCCATAAGCTTTATTCTTTTGAGAGTATTTGCTCTGTGGTTTTTCATTGTACTTATCTGGATGCTCTTCAATATATTCTTGAGCTTTCTTTAAGTCAAACATATATATTGTATCATCTTCTAAGAAGTGATAAAGAATAACATCAGCCTTACATTTTCTAAACCATCCTAAGTTTGTTGGTTTATTACTCCATGTTTCTAAGTAAAAATTATTATATCTGTTTTTTACTTCTGCTTTTACTTCAATGAAAAGTTTCTTATCTCTTTTAACTGCTAAGTAATCTCCATAATAAGTTTGATATGTTAAATTATTTCTAAAGTCATCGGTATGTATAACAAAATCATAACGTTTATTTAAAAACTCAAATACTTTTTTGTTACTTTCTTCTTCGATGGCTCTGCATTTTTCAAAGCTATTCATAAGTTAAACCTTTTAAAAATATATTCTATTACAACTGCGAGTAAAGCGCAAACAACTAATCCAATTATTATATTCATGTTGGTGACACATCGAATATAAATTCATTTGTTATTGCTGTAGTGGTGAATGTTTTGTTGTGAAACTCTCCACGCTTTATCATTTCTTCTACAAGTTTTGTTGCTTCATTTTCTGTGTAGGCTTCCATCTCTACCATACATTGTTTAACGTCTCGTCTTCCAACACGAACCCTAAACTTCTGAAGCTCCATCTCTCTATCTTCAGGGAAAAGCTCGTAGCTTAGCTCGAGTATAGTGTTGTCACATATACCTTCTTCTCGAGTGAAGTTATCCTTCAAAGATAATAGTACTTGGTATGCTTCGTCGTAGGTTAAGTCAGCCCTTACGTCTAACACATTATCAATGCCCCAAGTAAAACTAATTTCATATAATTCTTTCATGTTCTATCCTCATAAATAAACCAAATGACTACACATATTATAAATAATATAAACGTAAATGATAATGAATCCAAGTTATTTCTCCTTATCTTTTAGTCGATACTTAAGTTCATGGTGGAAACCTGTGCCGTTAAGGTCACGCCATTCTTCTAGCGCGGCATCATATACTTCTATCTCTGCTCCATATGCCCATGCTTTAAGTAACTCTACGCGCTCATTAATTTCTTCTTCTTTAGTCATCCTAATTACTCCAACCATTCTTTAACAATATCATAATCACTATCTAATACTTCACCTCCATTAGAAGTGGTGAAGCGTTCGCAAAGATACTCAGCAGTATTCTTTCCGTTGGTCGCAAATAACATATTGAAGTCTCCGTAATAACCTTGCTCAGTTAAATACTCTACGCATCTATGTATTGCTTTTATTTTCTGGCTCATGATTATTCCTTAACTTCTTTAGATGATGTGACAACTACATTAATATCTTTGAATACTCCACGCGCTATTAAGTCATGTTTCTCCTTCATCTCTTTAACTTTAAGTAAAGCTTCAGCATGTCCCGAGGCATCAGTTTTAATGGTATACTCTGTTACAACTTGGAAGGTGACATCATAAGTGTTTACTCTTTCATCAGGCATGATAATAGACTTAGGTATTTCTATAAATCCTGCTTCACTTTCTGTGTCTGTTACCCAATTAGTACCGTCCATTGAAGCGATACAATTATAGATTGTTATTCTTACATAACTAAGGGCAGGGTCTGGATGATATACATTTACATCATAAACCTTACCTTCATCAGTAGTGAAACTTGTCCACCAATCTTCATCACTATTGTAAGTACCATCATTTATGATTGCTTCAACTGCTAATCTTTCTAAGTTATATTTAATCATTGTCTTTATCCTTAATCGAATCGAGTGGTGTTGCGCTGATAGTACATTGCTTCAGCAAGTCGCTGAGCTTTTAAACTTTTTATATCTTCTACTACTGCAGTGTTAAAAGAAGGTAAACCTTTATGGATTAAAACTTGTCCATCCTTTAGAGGGTTGAACATATAACCTGCCTTTGAACCACTGTACATGGCATACTCTTTATCGGTACGCCCTGTTGTTTTATTTTTAATATATCTAATCATCATTCATCCTCCAACACAAACACAGTACCAATACTTACAACAACAAAAGGAATTAAAAATATAATACCGTTAAAACAAGAGGGTAGTATTTCATCATCTTCAAGTACAAATACTGGGCGACTATCACAAGCTTCAATATCAAAACCAAAACCATTTCTAAAACTTAGTGTTACAAACTTATTTAAAAAAGTAAATGTCATATGTTCTCCAAGAAGGGAGCATGAAGCCCCCTATTATTGTTTAAAATTTAAGCTACTAAACTTAGTAGTTCTGAGTTGACGACATCTTTTACAGTCTGTTGTCGTTGGTGTTGAACACTAGCAATATTATTTTCTGAGCGCTTAGAGACTTCAGCATGTGTACTCCAATCAGTCATTGCATTGTATACTGCCCAAAGATTATCACCTAAACGTTTCTTATAAGTATCTTTATATATATTATACATATATGTTAATGCTTTATTTTCTCTTGGGGATAAAGATAATAACTCTTCTATGGATAAATTACTACCATAAAATTCTTTAAGTTTATTAATAGTCTTCTCAGCCTTAGATGCTTTAACAAAAATATTAAATGCATCTACATCTCTTATTGAAGTGTTATAATATTTATGCCATAATTCATTTTCATTCTGCATAACATTAAGACTATTCATGATTATCTTTGAACCTCTTGCAATGTCTAAACCTTGGGTATGTTTACTTTTATATACTGCAATTTCACCTGTAGTAAATACTTGTAAGTTAGTACAAGCATACTGGGTCGCTGCACAACTCATCATAAAAGCCCATGTTCCATCGAAAGAAGTTATACTTAATAGACTTAGTGTTGCTGTATCACCATCCGGTGTAACATATGAATGTTCCGGTAAGTCATACTTAACAAAAGTTCGTGAACCATTATGCGAAGTTTGTATAGTTTCTTTTAAGCCTGAAGTATTTAGGTCCGAGTTTAATATAATGTTACGGCTAGTATCAATTAAACGCTTAGGAGGGACAGCAACATATCGTTTACCATGGACTCCAAGCTCAGCACCAGTATCAGTACGATATATAATTCGTTTAGTTGATGTTAGAATTTTATGTGTTTCTTTTGATAGATACTTAAGTGGCGCTGTTTCAATGTCGAAATCTGCCGGACCATAGCCGTCGAAAATAGGTTTGTTGTTACCGAAAATTGATTGAACGTTATTCATAATAATTACCTTTTAGGTTTTAAAAAATTAGGGGGCGACATCCTTGTCATTCACTTTACACAAACAAATAATCTACATGTGCTTTTGATACTTCCATCGCATCATTAAATCTATTTTTCTGGGTAGCTAAGTGGTTGCACCAACTATCCCATAGTTTTTCTGTACCAATGTTGTGACACAACTCAACATAGTCTTCAATTTTTTTATGGTAAAGTTCCTTAGATTTTATCTTAGTAGAAATCTTTAAAACTTTATCATCAATTCTATACATTCTTACATTGTGGAGGTCGATGCATCCTACAAGTCCGGCAGTTAACTGGCAAACAAATCCGGCTTTTACTGCGCCAAGTCCATCAACTTGCATAAATAATTTCATAAGAGATACTGATTTTTCATGGTCAGTTTTACTGCTGTTGATGATAGCCCTGAATTGACCAAACATTTTACCTTTATTTTTAGATAAATAGTTATAAGTTTTTTTCTTATTGCCCCATAAAAATCTACTATCTTTTTTATGTTGGGCAACATCTTTCATTTGAGAACCTACTGAATGCCATGGTTGCTGAATAGATAATACTACCATTAAGATAACATCAGCTAGATTGTCAGCAGATTGTTGAGCATGCTTACTAATTATTGGGGCATGTGTCTTATACATTTGCTTATACCTTTGAATGTTTAAGTGAAAGTGAAATCGAAGCGTCATTGCCTCGATGCCTTTATAGTATGCTCACAAATCGGAGCAATTGTCAATCCCTATCCCTGTGCATAATGCGATTGTGATAGAGTGTGATGCATATGTGTTTTTATTATATTCTTATTCCTTTTTGTTATTAAACCTCGAAGACTCTTCTATTAGCCATGTAAACAACATCTGAACCCTTAAAAGGGTTATCATCATTATCTTTATAAACAAATGTAGAATACTTATAAGGGTTGTATGTTATTTCTTTAAAGTCTTTATCATTAGTTTTAAAAACTTTTGAGTCTATTGAAAATAAGTTTCCTACTATTCCGGCATGGACATTCTTAGATTGTTCCTTAAGGACACGTTGCCGTCCGGCTTCCGAAACCTTCGGTTTAGCATCAAATAATATTACTTGTTCGGCATGTTCAATTACTTTACCTTTTTGTTCTCCTTCCAATGCTTTGATTGACCAACAAGACTTGTGTAGATTGTAGTATACAAATACTTTTAACATGATGTTTCTCCTTAATAACCTAACCAAAATAATATATCTTTAGAATTGTAAGTATCTTTTATGCCATAGATTTCGAAAAATTCTTGTGCATCTTCGATGCCATGGTCAAATAATTCTTTGAGCATTTCGGCTTTTGATACTTCGATGTTATTGTCTATAAAATAATCTGAATTATACATTTGTTTCTCCTACTAACTCTTCGAGTTGGTCAATCATTTTGTGTCTAGTCATGAATTTATTATCTGTACTTAAAGCATAAACCTTTGAACGTCCTACTTTTTTAGTTCTCAATACTAGTATTGAAATGTTATGCTGATAACCTATTTTGTCACAAGCTTTTTCAAACATATAGTCTAAATATTTATTTGTATATTGTTTTTTCATAATGATTTTTCCTTTAGGTTTTCGGGGCGGTTAAACCCCGATAGTTTATTATAAATATAAGTTTATATTTTCAGACTCTTCGACCGATACCTCAACGAATTGATAACCTCGCTTTAAGTTTTTAAACTTACTTAGTATTGGTACTTCATCCGTTACTTCGTAAATTGCTTCGAGATGATTGTCCATTGCATCAAGATTGTAATTATAAGCAATTGTTTTTTGTTTACGGCTCAGTCTTTTACCTTCTTCAGTAATATTATTTATTATTACTGTAATACTTTCACCGGTTGTATTTGTAGCTTGATTGAAACGAGTTGTAAATAATCTACGATTAAACATAATATATATTCCTTTGAATAATAAATAATTAATTAAAATTTAGGGGAAAAAGCAGACTTAATAGTCTACTTTATCCGCATCAGTTGTTAGAAAAGCTTCAAATTGAGCCGAGATAGCATCAAACTTAGCCTCAAGGCTAGTCATTCTTTTTTCAGCCTCAATAAATTGAGCATCATGTTGTTTGGTTTTAGAGACTAAAGTCTCAAGTCTTTTCTTAAAGTCTTCGACTGATAACTCTGAAGCCTTAACCGTAGGTTTAGCCTTAGTTTTAGAAACCGTAGGTTTTTCTTTAGAAACCTTTGGTTTCGGTGCTTGAAGTTTTACTTGTACTTTAGAAACCGTAGGTTTTGCTTTAGTCTTTGGTTTTTGTACAAGTTTAGTAAACTTGACTGGAACTTTTTGCATTTCTAAGAACTTAGAAACATCGCCCATCGTAATTGGAGTTTCTAAATGCTCCGCATTAAATTTTTGGAGGATTGCCCCAAAGACTTTGTACAGTTTAGAATTACCATGTAATTTAGCAAAATGTCCGGCTACTAGATATAATTGCTTCGTAGAAGCAGGACGGTTTGTGTCGATGTTTTGAAAAGCTTTTAAATTATTCATAAGTGTTACCTCAAATTGTGAAAGTGAAATCGAAGCCCCTTGCCTCGATGCCATTCCACTATAGTCACGATTCGAAAATCATTGCAAACACTTTTTTCAATTTATTTTTCAATACTACGTATTGTTTTTTTGTTTTGGGGGGTTGTTTTGGCGGAATTGTCTAGTTTTTGTACAGGAATTTCGGGGCTTTTCTCACGCAGGATATAGAATTTTTTTGTGGGTGGTGGGTGTAAAATAAATAATTACCCAAGTGTCTGAAACTTAATAAGTTTTGGTAGTTTATTCTATTAATTACTACTCATTTTGTTCCAAAATCTAGCACGTCAATATAAATTCTATGAATCAGACTATTCAGTGTGTGTATGCGTTTATAAATTCTTTGACTTTTGTCAAGACTAATAGGGGTGGGCAGGTCGCCTAGGGGGGTAGGTAGTATATATATACATTCTTAAACATTTTGGAGGATTTTTGAGTTGTCAACCACTAAACAACCCTACGCCTCTAGCGCGAAGTCGCTGAAATTGCGCCAAGTCTTTAAAGGGAGGAGGAAGAGCGCAGAAGATGCAGGAGTATAATAGACTAATAAGTATATGTTCACCCATTACACTTATGATAATGGTTGTTGTACATACATTAAACAATGATTAATACTAATCTTAATGCTGTGTATATGTATCTAATATAACCCCGGTGGGCTTATATGTATTATACAGTCGTATTGGGGTTTTGTCAAGAACTTTATTTATAACTTTTTTGCATAAAGGACTTGACAAAAGCTATATACGACTGTATAATATATGCATGAACAGTGAAAAAGCGTTAACCACAAAACAAGAAGCCTTCCTTCAATACTTAATTGAGTGTGACGGCGATACAAAGATGGCTGCAGAACTAGCAGGCTACTCGCCGCAAAGTCGATATGCAGTCGTTAAAGCGCTTAAGTCAGAGATTCTTGACCTTACTGAAGGGATGTTAGCCCTAAATGCTCCTAAGGCAGCCTCTAAGATGATTAATCTTTTAGATGCAGATGAGGCTATCCCACAAGCAAACATTAAACTACAAGCCGCACAGACAATCCTAGACCGTGTTGGGGTATCAAAGTCAGAGCGCTTAGATGTTAAGGTTGAAACACCAAATGGAATCTTCATTCTTCCGGCTAAAAAAGAAACAGTAATCGAAGCCGATTATGAAGAATGTTAAATATCCTAAGCCAAGAGGTCTTATGCCTTTTGGTTATAAAGTTTGCGACAACGACCCCGAACACATCGAAGAGATTACACCACACTTAGATGTTATCGCAGAGGTCTTACCGATGATTAAATCTAGGTCGTTGTCTCTCCGTGATGCTGCTGCAGATGTTTCAAAGAAAACAGGCGTAAAAATCTCGCATGAGTCTTTGAATAAGTTTCAAACAACTAGAAGACCTGATGGACGTCTTCCGCTTCCAGAAGGTATAAAAGAATGGGACACAAATCCCGAACGCTTCTTACAAGACGCAGACGGCAACTTCATTCTAAAAAAAGATGGAACACCAAAGAAGAAAGCAGGTCGAACTAAAGGCGCAAAGAGCCGTAGTTATAGTTACAGTGCAAAAGAAAAAGCACGAATAGAACAAAAAAGAAAGATAAGAGAAACACAAAAAGAAATACAAAAAGCCCAAACAAAGATTTCTAACAACAAAAAGAAACTACAGGCTGCAAAAGAAAACATAAACTTAATTGATGGAAAACAAACACTCATCACAGAAGATGCTTTAGAAGAGAAAGCCGATAGTGTTAAAAACCAAGTAAAGAAGAATGTAATCTTTCAGCCGAACGAAGGTCCACAGACTGAGTTTCTAGCCGCAGGCGAAACAGATGTTCTTTACGGTGGTGCAGCAGGTGGTGGTAAATCATATGCAATGATTATTGACCCCCTCCGATTTGCGCACAGAGAAGCACACAGAGCCTTAATTATTAGGCGCTCTATGCCAGAGCTTAGAGAACTAATAGATAAGAGCAGAGAGCTTTACCCGAAGGCATTTCCGGGTTGTAAGTACAGAGAAGTAGAGAAGCTTTGGACATTCCCCTCAGGGGCTAAAGTAGAGTTTGGTTTCTTGGAAAGAGACAGCGATGTTTATCGTTACCAAGGTCAAGCCTACAGTTGGATTGGCTTTGATGAGATTACGCATCTAGCCACAGAATTCTCTTGGAACTATTTGGCGTCTCGTTTACGTACAACAGACCCAGAGATTACGCCTTATATGCGTTGTACTGCTAACCCCGGTGGCGCAGGAGCGCATTGGGTTAAGAAGCGTTACATACAGCCCTCGCCTCCGAATGAAGGCTTTATGGGTGCAGATGGATTAACGCGTAAGTTTATTCCGGCTAGATTAGATGATAACCCATACTTATCTAAAGACGGACGCTACGAGCAGATGCTTAAATCACTGCCGCCAACACAACGTAAGCAACTGCTTGAAGGTGATTGGAATGTAGCAGAAGGCGCAGCATTCACTGAGTTCGATATGTTTAAGCATGTTATCGAACCTTTTGAAATCCCAATGCACTGGGAGCGCGTAAAAGGAATAGATTATGGTTATGCTTCTGAATCTGCTTGTGTTTGGGGCGCTGTAGACCCTAGTGATAACACACTAATTATATACAGAGAGTTGTACCGTAAAGGTTTACTCGCTACAGATTTAGCAGAAATGCTAACAAATATGGAAATTTCTGACCCAATTTCAACAAGAGGCGTACTAGATACAGCATGTTGGAATAGAACAGGGACAACAGGACCAACCATAGCAGAAACATTGTTACAAGCAGGACATAAGTTAAGACCTGCAGATAAAAATAGAATAGCCGGTAAGATACAAGTACACGAATATTTAAAAGTACAACACAGTGGCAGACCTAAGATGCAAATCTTTAACACATGTCCTAACTTAATACGTGAACTACAAACAATACCGCTAAGTAAAAACAATCCAGAAGACGTAGATACACACGCTTCTGACCACGCATACGACGCATTACGTTATTTAATAATGTCGCGTCCTAGAGTAGTGGATACATATTCGAGAATACGTGACTATCATAGAGAAACAGTATTCCAACCTTCTGATTCAACATTTGGATATTAATAATGCAAGATGAGAATAACAACAAGCCGGGCATTTTAGAGACAGCCAATAATTTATACTTTGGTGAAGTCGAGAATGAAGACGGTCTTGAAATGACATTAGAGGCGCAACTGCGTTCTAATCTTGCAGGCTTAGTTGAGTCTCGTTTTAGTGATGCTGAGTTAGCGCGTGACGCCGATGAGAAGCGTTGGATAACAGCTTACCACAATTTCCGTGGTCTTTACCCTAAGAGTGTACAGTTCCGCGAAAGCGAGAAGTCTCGTGTATTCGTTAAAGTAACAAAGACAAAAGTATTAGCCGCCTATGGTCAGTTGATTGATGTTATCTTTGGTACAGGTAAATTTCCGATT